TGATGTATTGACAAGAGGTACTCTAGTATATGTACCAGGTGTTCCACCACTACCAGGCATGAATGTCCAAAGGTTCTGGACTAATCCACCAGTCTTTTTAACATTACCAATATCTACAGAGAAGTTCTGACCCGCACCGCCAATATTTGATATATTAGCAGTCAATACGTCACCATCAGTGTAACCCTTACCTTGTCCTTGTATAGAGACTGATGTAACCGTATTTCCACTTACAGTAATATTAGCAGAAGCATTTTGTCCTGTACCGCCAATTAAAGGTACATTTGAGTAATTACCATCTGAGAGTCCTGTACCGCCAGTTATGCTAATATTAGCTTGTATAATTCTACCAGGCGAACTAATGAAGAAATTAGTTACATCAAAATATTTAAAGTGATATTTGTCGTTTATAATCTTTACATCGAGTTCACGGGTGTATTCATTGTCACCAATCGCAATATCTACAGTATCGCCTATTTTTAGATAATGTGCTGATCCTGTAGTAATAGTTCCCGTAATTATGTCTGTAGTCGAGTTTACAGCATATGCGATGGCATTAGTGTCCGTACCAGACACTTTAGAGACTCTAGCGGATATACCGCTTCCTCCAGTGCCCGTTTCGTCAAATATGAGTCTATCGTTAACTTTATAGTTAAAACCAGGACCTTCAATCAGATATTGGTCTAATCCACTTGAGAAGTATCTATTTGTCGCAGATACGAATAATGAGTCAACAAATCCACCTCTGATGGTTGGGAAGTAATCAAAGTAACCAATACCGACATCTACGAACCCAATGAAGGAATCATCGTTCTCTAGAACAATAGGAGTGGTTGCGTCCTCTAAAGCAAGGATATACTCGATAGGATTGCCTTTATTCTTTCTTCTAACTAATGCTTCGTCTGTAGCGATATATGGACGCTTATAACGAACTGCGTCTTCTGTAAAGTTTCTTTGGAGTCCATTTCCTTTCCAGTTAATAGAATCTGCCTCAGAGTAGTAATTAGGACCTATAAAGTAAGGAAACTTAGGATTACCCGTACTTCCGTCTAATGTACAGAAATATGCGTATACACCTAGCGGATATTCTGGAGTTACGCAGAATCTACCATTATACTGATCTAAGTCGCCTAATCCTTCAACATATTCATAATCTTCGATATATGTTCCCATCTTGTCGATTTGTGCCAAATCGTTACCAACTAACGTATCTCTTTGCTGTCTGATGCGATATGAGCTGATCATTTGCTTCAACTCGTTATATGGGTTCTTATTCTCTCTATCTACGTATGCGTAAGGTCCGTAGATGGGATGTCCGTCAAATGCCCATCCTATGATTGGTGAATGCCTTGTTGGGTTTAATTCTGCGTATGTTGTGTCACTTACGTTATCTCCAAGCAAGAAACGCATTTTCTTCGGATTATAAAGGTATCCATACTCTCCACCGTAGATTCCGAAGTTAGCACCCTTCATAGAGATACCATTGTTCACATCTGTTTGTTTTGGTGATACAAAGAGTGGATCTCCAACTTCATCCGCACTAGCAGCTAAGTTCTTAGTCAATACGGGTAATTCGACTTGGAAGGTAGCTCCAGAACCAGGATAGACAATATCAACAGTTGTCTTACCTGAAGTATAACCTATACCGCCATTTGTCACGGTAATGTTGGTAACTTGCTGCGTACCAGAGTTTATAGTCGCAAACGCAACCGCACCAACTCCATCACCACTAATAACAACGTCAGGAGCACCATAGTAGTTACTACCACCAAATGTCAAGATAATAGATACGATTCTGCCATTTACAATAGATGGGTAAGCAACAGCACCAGATCCAGACACTAGAGTGATACCTGGTCTCTCATTGTAGTTTGTGCCAGGATTTGTAATGTTTATACCTTCAGCTTCCAATCCACCACGAACAACCGCAGAAGCGGACGCACCTTCTCCTCCACCACCAGATATAACCACTGTAGGTACAGATTCATATCCTTCGCCTGGTGCGGAGACAGATATAGCAGTTATCTCTCCTGCTGTGATTGTAGCAGTCGCAGATGCCTCAACTGTGGGATTACCACCAACAATAGCGATTGTAGGAGCTGTTGTGTAACCAGATCCACCATTATCTACGTTTACCGCAAATAGTGAACCAGATACGCTTACAGTTGCTTCAGCAGAGATTCCCTCGAACTCCCAGAGGCAAGCTCCGTCTTGTACTGGATCTGAAGTGGTATGTGTAGGTTCTTGTCCTATTTCTGCGGTTTTACCGCTTCCTAAGTTTTTATATCTGTATCCTAGACTATTTCTAATTCTTTGGTTAAGGAAATACGCTGTATCTCTTGCGTGGAGTGGTTCAAACTCTACAATCGGTGGATTAGTGATATCATAACCAGATCCCGCATTTATTACGGATATTGACTTTACACCACCGAATAATTTTGTATCATTCGATTTATAAGAGAAAAACGGTACACCATTCACACCAATAGCAACTTGACCCACAGGAGTCGCAGTTTTGTTGGATTTGGTGATTGTTTGAAGAGGAATGCGTTTTAGATACCTCTGGTTGCCAGGATCTAGGTCATTAGAGTGGAAAGGTCCTATTTCATGACCAGGCACACCTGGTGACGCTACAATAGCGTGTTCAGCAGATCTGTAGACATTTTGTACGTCAGATGGTGTATTCTGTAATCCTAGACGTATAGATGTGTCAGATGACGTAGATTTCGCATATTCTCGTGTAATTAGGAATGTTACGTCTACTCCACGGATAGGAGTGGTAGGAATTACGATACTGAAGGTAAAGTTGTTACTTACACCAAGAACACTGAATGTTGCGTTGTATACGTCCTCTGGAGCGTTCAATATAACAACAGTGTCTTCTCTCTTCAATCCATGCTCTTGTTCAGTCGTAATATCCGCTACAACACTGCCATCGTTCTCTGGAACGTTCAAAACTATAGAAGTTCCGTTTAATAACTTCTTTGCGTTGTATATGAAGCTTGGATAGATGGGATCTAGTGAATCGAAGCCTGGTGCTGCGGGTGTTGTGACTTTTGAGTCCTGTAAGTAATATTTACCGCCATCTACAATGTCTATTCCTCTTGTACCGCCAAATACTGTTAAACTGATCCTAGATCCGTCTACATTACTCTCTCCATAGATTTCATAAGAAGATGTAACCTCAGATCCTGCAATATGGGGTGCATTGACTGTATTCTCTCTTGCACGGGTACATCCTAAGAACTGGGTGACTGTTTTGTCCGTATAGTTGATAATCTCACCATCTATACGAATAGATCCGTTTGTTTCTGGCCATCCGATAGTAGAATCGACTGTTACGACATTATCTCCCAAATCAGAGCTTAGATCTTCACCAAGGAGTGTTTTATACGGAGTTGTGAAACTTCCTGCTCCATTTTCCGTGTCAACATCCAATTCGTAGATCTTTCCGTCTTCAGTAAACACCTCAACTACGGATTTTACGTATATACGTGCGGAATTTACATTTGGGTCGTTTGGATCGTTCTCTTGGTATAATACTTGTCCTGTAAGTTCTACGGGGTTTCCGCTTATCGCTGTAGCACGAATAATCTCTCTTACAGTGTAGAATGCGTCACTAGGTTTGAATATTCTGTCTTTAGGGTACTCAATAACTGACTCTACACCAAAGAGCACTCTCATCAAGTACTTAAACGACCTTGATGTACCCTTAGCAGCATAAAAGTCCTTAAGACGCTTAGTAACTGTTGATTGTTGTATCTGTGGAGCAAACTTGCTTGGGAATGACTCAGCAAACTGATCTCTGAACCTCTGTAGTAAGAATAGAGGTAAAAGGTTGTTGAGGTTAACAACAGTAGACCCAAAGTTATGATAAGCAGCTACAGACTCACTAAAGGTGTACTCCTTAAGTGTACCTACCTTAGTAGTAGCATGAAAACCTCTAACACAGTCCTTAAATTGTGTTTGGGATTTACTTTTATAGTATATGATCTCTTCGTCTATCATTAAGAGACCTTCTTTTGGAAAATCTCTAGTATTACTTACGTCTATGACTGTAGCATCAGTTTCGATCCCAGAGGACGCTGTAGTCGTCTCTACGAGGTCGTTTAGGCGGTCTATGTTATAATATTCATCTAGGTTCTGTATTACGTCAACTGGGTTACCTTTTAACTCCAGTGCTTGATAATAATATTTGATGAATTGTATGAAGTCAGGATAGTCCTCTCTGATAAACTGAGGAATCTGCTCCTCAATTCTATCAGATACTTTAGTTCTCGATTCTGGCGAAACCGAAGCATCAATCGGGTCAACTGTAACCTCAGTTTGAGGTGTGACCCACGACGCAACTTTCCACGACGACTGTTCAGCTGGCATTACTAACTATAACTTGATTCTGGTACTACACCTGTTCCAGAAGTGTTTGAACCACTGGAAATTTCATCATCTATTACATTTACCACTAGATTATCTATACCTAGTGTCAGATAAGTCTCTCTGAGCGAAACTAAGTCATTAGATTCGGGAACTACAGAGAACTGCATGATATTGTCAGTAGAGTTGACTACTTCAGTAATAATAAGGTCGTTGATAGTAACTTCTCCTGCGGTGTAGTCAATAATACCCCAGTTACCACCAATATACTGTTTTGAACCATCTGTGTTTACGTAATACAGACGTATGGTTCCTAATCCATCATCATTCAAGTAAAATACTTGATTTCCACCATCCGCACGTTTAAAACCGTTTGTTTGTAAGGTTGGTGTATCTAATTGTGCGTTAATTCTGTTTCCGAAGCAAATCTTGTAATTAAATCTCTGATTAAGAGAGATAGTTACGTTTTTACGCATTTTCACCTTCGTGATGTTTGATGTAATTGATGGTTCCGCATCATCAATCACTTTTTGCATTTTGGAGTACTTAAACTTACCACCAAATTTATTAAACTCGGCAGAAGTGTTCAATGTCTCTAATGTGCGGTAAACAACTAACTTAATTTGGTTCTGATCCCTTCTTGTCTTGTTTGGGTTGAAATAAACGTAAGAAGCAAGGTCAATATACAGAACAGATGGATCCATGATCTTTGGTTCCACCGCACCCACTGAATAAGAACGTATTTTCTTCTGTACTGCGTCTTTTTCAGAAATAGACAGACGATCTGCGTTCTTTGGTTTGATTACAACGATTACTTTACCGTATTCTGGTGGATCTGCCTCTTCACCACCAAAAGCAACGATAGATTGGACGTTAGGATAGATCTGAGGGATAATTGCCTCATAATCCTTAGTAGTCACTGCTCTACCAAAACTAGAATAGAACTTAGGAGCAGAATACTTGATACTATCAATAGTTTCCGCAAAAGCACCACCATCAGGACGTGCTGTTAAGGTCAAAGTGATGCCAGAGGTGATTGGAGTGTTACGAGAGTCCTTTACAGTCCCCGCAAACGAGAATCCAGTCAATCCATTAGAAGCTCCTCCAGTAGAAGTTGGATAAGTGACCTCAATCACATCTCCATTGACTAATGACTCACCAAGTACACCATCACCAAAGACTAACTCAGGTCTCTTACTCTCTGACTCCTCTAAGAAGTAAATTTTACTAATATTGTTTACTGCTGTTATATCTGTTGCCATCAAATATGCATCAGTGATAGTTCCACGTGTTACTTCCACACTCATAGCGGAAGTGTCAGCATTAAGGTTGCCTAAAATGAACCTTTGTCTCTCTGACTCTGTTTTTACGAAAGTATCAGTGATGAATATTCCTTCAAATGTCTCTACACCCGTAAATGTCGCTTTACCATCTAGGGTATTGACAGATACGATCAAATCTTTAGGTATGGAGAATACAAAGTTGTCTCCATCCTCTCCTACGAACGAAGCAAAGACCCCTTTGTTGATTTGTACTGATTCTGGGTATCCTCTACCATTAGACCCTGTGCCATATACCGTCTGTATGACCACTGTAAAGGTCGCACGGGCACTTCTAGCACTTCTTGGGGTATATCCTATCAGTTTAGCTAACTTTACTACGTTTTCTCTTAGAACTGCAGTGTCTAAGAAGTTTTCGTTGATTGCTAAGTTAGCATTAACCGCAGAGTAGTAACTATTATAAGCAAGTACGTCTAATAGTACGGATAACGAGGATCCTTCAAAGTCATAATCGGAAAATTCTGCTTGTCCTCGTAAATATGCCTTTAATTGTGCTTTGATCTCGTTAAACTCTAACGAGTTGACTTTTGTAAGTGCCATTATCGTTTAAGTATAACTTCTAAATTGTCTATTACATTAGGTAGTCCTGTGATCAAGTAATATATCTCTACTGCCAAGTCATTGAAACGTTCATCGAATTTTGACTTGACTCTATAACACACAACACGTGGTTCATAGAGGTTTATGATATTTTTGATCTGAGATTCTATAAGAGATGATTCTCCTTCAGCATACAACTCAAATAAAGCACCAGTAATGTTCCCACCGTAGTTCGGAAGGAATGGTTTCTCATAAAAGTTGTAACGAACGATGTTCTTTACCGCTTCTTTGATTGCTACTTCATTTTTTAGTGTATTTACGTCGTTAGTTATAGGATTTTTTCTAAAAGTTAGATCAAAATCCCTAAACGCTCGACTTGGAAGGGCATTATTCACGCCTTATACCTATGTCTTTAACCTCAATGTTTATTTAGACACGTTTTCAAAGGGTTTTCTTCTTTTTCCTGCTCTATCACTACGAGGATCGGTAATTAAGTACCTACAATACTCATTTCCATGGTCATAAAAGTGATCTGACATGTCAACGGGTATATTTGCGTTCCTTTTTCCGTCTACAATTCTATTTGCCTTGGCCACGATACATTTTCCTCGCTTTATTTCGGGATGTAGCAGAGTATTTAGAATGTTGTCCTTTACCCTGTCTTGTTTTCTTTGGTTTTGATTCAATACTGTTTCCAGTGTTCCATGTTACTGCCATAATTTTTGTTATCCTGCAAATACGTTTGATGATCCTGCTGCGACTGATGTACAACCGCCTAATCCGTCTCCTACTCTACCACAACCTTTGCCATTGACAAAGACTGTACCACTTCCACTTGAAATAGAAGCAGAATGAGGTGGACATGGATTACCAGGTTTTAAGTGTGTGGTGTTCTTATCTCCTTGACGAGAAATAGGTCTACCATTAGCAAAGACGTTACCTGAACCCTGTGCTCTAGACATTCCAGAACAATGGGCTACATCTGCGTCTCCAACTCTTGTTACTGCGGGCATGTGTTTAATAGTAATTTGAAATGAAGGAACGTATACCTTCCCACTCATTATATATCTTCAATTCGAGAGTGAAGGTTGCGGGACTCTGTGCTGTCATGTTACCAGACGGTCCTGATTCCCATTGGACTGTGATATCAAAGAACTCAGAGACATAATTACTGCCATCTTGGTTCAGATCGTAAAGAACCTTATCATCAGGCATGTTATCAGTGCCTTCTACTGTTGTTGGAGTAGAGTTAAGGTTAGTTTTGCCCTGTTCGACGTATGTAAAGAAGTCTGAAAAGGGATCTGCGAGCGTTCCTGTGATTGAAACGCTTGTTGTACCTGGTGTTATTACTAAATTCGGTTGATTACCCTGTACAGTGGCATTGACATTCGTTACAGCACACTGATTCGGACTCGATACACTACATGAAGCACTCACTGAGGTGTTCATAGTGAAGTTTGGTCGGGTTATATCGGGTAATCCTGTTATTACGTCGGGTGATATTGATACACTCACTTCTGTTCTCTTGCTTGAAGCATAGTTAGGAAGTTTACCATGTTCTCCATCAACGCATGGTCGTTAATATCATGCGGTGGCTCTGGATACTTAGGCATAAACTTAATTAAATGGTCAAATTTATCGGGAATATCAGAAATTTTATGATACTCTATCAATTCTGTGCCCTGACGAACAACAAAATCGCCTTCGAGGGATAAAAATTGTGCTTCCATGATGTTTTTTACAAATATTTATCCCGTCGTGCGGATGCAACGACGCGATTTTTTGTATTTCAGTACGAAGTATCAGTAATCGCTAGATTATCGTCTTCGTCTAGGGTAATTTCTACGTAATTTAACTCCGTATTATAGGTCCACATGAGTTTTTCCCAGATTGGATGGAAATCTTCCTCATCTACACCTCTCATAATACATCTATCTTCCCAATAGATGTGATAGATCTTAAAGTTTTTCGATAGAGTTGATTCTTTTGTCATGTTCGAGTACTACGTCTACTAATTTTTCATAATTTTCTTTGTTTGGTCGCTTCATTAGAAGCTCCATGCTATTAAGGCGGGTCTCCAACGCTTCAATTTGTGATTTGAGAGCGTAGAGACAGTCAGATATCTCTTGCTGAGTCATTCTTCTATATCAAAACTCCATTGTATAGACTTAATATAGTCAAAAGTACATGAAATGTCTCGGTCACAGTCAACATCATACTTACGATCACATAAAAATCGCCTCAATTCGTATATTGAAGGAAATTTACCTTGCTTAATGTGATTTTGGTCGTAAAGAATGTACTTCATACCCTCTAGCTAGTTGATCTTAATGTAATTATAACACATTTTATGAGCAAGTCAACACAAATTCACAAATTCTTTAGGATTGTTTAAGGATTTGTCCATGTGAGCATCGTTCCAGTGCCTGATATTACCCGCAATAATGAAACAGTTGGTCACTATGAGTTGAATAAAGATGAAAGTACGTATGATCGCTATAAAATCTGCCTCTCGATCAGACTTTCCAGACTTCTCTCCGAGTGCTTTTGCCCAAATTCGCCACATTAACAGTTCTTATTCAAGTCTTCTGCCATATTACCACCTATTTCTGCTCCTTGTTCTCCACCAAACATAGCTATCCACCCTGCTGCTACCCAACCAACGAAGGGAATACTGCTAACTGTAGGTGCTGCTGCTGCTCCAACGCTTGTTCCGACAAGTCTCCCAGTACCTTCAGCACTACCTACTGCTTTAATACATGCTAAATCCTTCTCTGAGAGTTCGGGATTACTGTCAGTAAACTCTTGGTAAGGTGCTAACCAACTTCTTTTATTACTTACTGCTCCTCCTTGGTTGGTTTTACCATCCATGAAGTACTCTTCAACTGTCTTAGTTGTCTCTGTTGCTAGTCCTAAGAATCCTCCCTTCTCTTTCACGTCCTTAGTGATGTATGCTGTCTTAGGATCGTTTGCCTTATAAGAGATTCTATATCTATCTGGTTCTACTTCTGCTTGGAAAGTACCGTAATCACCCTCTGGGATATTGACTACTGGTAATCCTCTCTCTTGTTTGTTAGTTGCTATCATTCCAATCATAGCAATATGAGAGACTCCTACGAGAACTCCCAATGATAATCCAATCCACTTAATCATTTTCTTCTTTAGTATAAGGAGTGAAGACTATTAACTCTTCGCCATCCTTAACTTCCTTCATCTCTGGGTGTATATTATAAGAGGTTTTAGGTTTTGTGTCAAGTGACATGAGTACAGATGACATACTTCGCCACATAAACGCAAAAGATGCTCCTAGCACTGCTGCGAAGCATATGAAATATACGAATATGGTTATGTCATTCATCTGAAGAGTCCTTCCCTGTATAATATCTATAATACTCTATCTCTAAGAGTCTACATAACTCTTCAAACTCTTCATCTGTAAGTAAATCTAAGTTCATTTGATAAAGTTATGCTTGGATGTACTGCTCTTAGTTCTATTGTGAATGACAATGAATCTATCAGCAGCGAAGGTTCCTGCTAGACAAACATCTATTTCATCCCCATCCTGCCAGTTAGTATCGCCATTCATCTTAGTATGGTTCATCGCTTCCTGTATCTGGTCTATTACTTCTTGAGTCAACTTCATTTCTTAAAGACTCCGAGTTTAGTTAAGACGTATAAACTGAGTACAACCCAGAATATGAGTTCGAGTGCGTAGTTAGTCGTCATGATCATCCCAAGGGTCGGCAAGTCCTTTGTTAGCAAAGAAAGCTTTGTATACACCAAACCCTGCCAAGAGTGTGGTAATCACTGCTAATGATATTCCAAACGTGATGTTGGGGTTAGCATTATAGTGAGGTATGAGTGCGTTACACTTCGTCCAAGTACCTGGCAGTGTATACACAGGGGGGCACGATAACAGCATATCTCTTATCGCATACATTTCAGATCCAATCATAGGGGGGTTTTTACCTCAGAAAAAATTTTTAAATATTTTTGAAACGCACGTACCCACTTTTGTAGGTTAGAGCGTTGGGACTCTTTTTATAACGGGGCACCCGCCCCGAAGGGCGGGGGACTGGTCTAGTCCCAATCCGCTATGTGTGTCTTCTCTATCCCGAAGAGAGGACGCATATAGTTCTTAAAGTCTTCTAGTTTAAATCTAGCAGCATCTCTTAAGAACTGCTCACCACACATAGCAATATCACCTGTGTCAGTATACTCTGCTACTACTTCATCATAGCAACACTGTAGCATAGACTGATCTGTTAGATCATAGTCTGATAGGGACACATAATTAAAGAATGACATAATCAATGAATGAATGTTTATAATACTATTATACACATATATTATATGCTATGTGTGTATATATGGGACACTTAATATATTGACACATATAATATATCATCACATATATTATATGCTAGCATATATCAGTATGCTATATAAGACCCCTTATATAAGGGGGGGTTATATAGACGGGGGGTTATAATCCCACGGGGCAGGGTCGCATATTTTCTCAATGAGAGAATCGAATGCGTCTTGATTTTCATCATCTACCCACCCATTCTCTATAAAGAATCGTGCCATAGTGACTAGCACAGACTCTTCGTCCTCATTCATAATTAATTCTCTTGTCCACTGTGTGTTGTCTGTGGTCATGATCTATGCTCCATATAAGGGGGGGTTAGTGAGACGGGGGGGTTACTCTGAGTAACCGATTGTATGCGGGTGCGGATACGTGTTTGTTTCTGAGATAGGATAAACTCCGTAATGGTCGTATCTAGCACGATCATAGCAAGTCGCAAAAGATGGGTCGTTGTAGTCTATCACTTGAAACCACTTTCTAGTAGTTCCATTATATAAGACCTTATCCAATGCGTCTTGAATCTCTTCTTTCTCATCTTCCATGAGATTACCTGCAGCAACTGAATCATTCAATGCCCTGTATAGAGTTTTGAATGTGTCCTTAGAGAGGATAGCGTAAGTTTGACTCATTAGTTCACCGCCTTCCACTTGATGTCTGCCTTAGTGCCAACCTTGAATATACAGACCTGTTCCATGTTGTCTGTCGCCATGTCAAGTGCGATATCCTCAGCGGTTTGAAAATCAGATGTAAACTCAGCACCGATTAGAACTTGATTGCCCCAGTGATGTGGTTGAACTGCCCATGTAGTCATGTTGGATTGCTCCTTTGTTTGTATACTATTATTATACACGTCCCCTTGGTAGAATAGGGACTTGATTGTGACAGTAATTACACTGTCACAAAGCAGCTGGATTTGCTGTAGATAATGCTTTATCATTAGTGGTCGCACCCGTGATCTTGATAACAATCTTCGTTCCAGTGTTCCCCTTTATCGAGTACACCTAAACGTGTCATTATCTGGTCATAGACTTCCATACCACTGCGGGACAATCGCCCGCATGTATACTCCCAACCTAGGTCTGCCATGTCTGAGTAGAAATCCTTTTCTAGGTATAGCGTCCCCGCATACTTAGTTGTTTTCATGTCACTGACCTCCTAAACTCTAGACAAATTTCCTTGAAGTAATCCATGTCCTCTGCTGACACGTAGTCTGCTCCGTCCTCTCCGAAATAAGAGAATGTTTCATTCACTCTCTTAATAAAGGTAAGCAATGCGATTTCGTTTGGTGTATAACTCATGATTAG